TGTAATGCTCATGCAACTCTTGCAGCGTCATCATGCTTGTTTCCCCATCATTAACGCATAGACAATTTTACGTATTTCTGGCGGTATTTTTCAGCGCCACGCGACGAGAGCCGCCTATTCCACGCGCCCCAGCCTGACACATGGCACCGAGCCATGTCGCTTGAGGTCTTCACGCCGTGCTTGATGCACATCTGCATGTGCGCCAGACCCGCTTGGATGCCGTAGTCACACTCGTACATGCGCTTCGGATCATAGCCAAGGGCGCGGGCGGATCCATCCATCACTTGCAAGACGCCCTTAGCGCGCCCGTGGCGGGTCTTTGGGCCTGTGGCCCTACAGTTGAACGTGCTCTCCAGCTTTGCCAGCCGGAGGGCGCTCTCTACCCACTGGGGGCCCAGTTTTTCTTTGGCGCGCTTGGCGACGAGCTTCGCCACTTCCTCGCGACCGGCTGGCACAGATACCGCTGGAGCTTTCGCATTGAACTCGAAGAGGTCTGAGACCCAGTTTCTTTGCGCTTCCCGCCATGGCTCAGAGGCGGCTGCGGGGAACGCGGTTAACAGGGCCAGAAGGGCCAATATCTTTTTCATGCGTGTCACTCCTGTTTGCGGGCAGGACCATTCTCTCCATCGGCCATGCGGTTTCGGGATAGTCAGTCTAGACGCCGGGGGCGTCTTTGACCACTGCGAGGCGGGGCGAGGTGTCGAACAGGAGATCCTGCGCGCGCGTGAAGTAGTCGCCGCCCTCATTGCGCGCGGCGACCTCCAGCACCTCAAGGAGCATGCCCTCAAGCGCCTTGATGCGTTCCTTCATGTATGTGTTTTGCACTCGGGACATGAAGCGGAGGACTTCGTCCGCCTGCCTCCGGCAGACGTCGCAGACGTTGTCGCAGGGAGTGCCTTCGTCGATGTTCGCGCAAATGCTTCGCGAAATTTCTTCGAGCAGATCATTTTCCACGGAACATCCCCACAAGCGCGACAAGTCCCAAACCGATGGCCATCGCGATGATGGCGGCGAGAATGAACGCCGGGAACAGCAGCGCCTCAATCATCAGAAGTCTCCATTTTTGTAGGAGCGGTAGAAAGACACGGCCAGTTCAATTGCAATGAACCAGACCACGGCGGCCAAGGGGAGCATGATCAGCATTGCCAGCACTTCAATCATCTTCTTTCTCCATCAATTCAAGGCGCAACGAGTTGCGTTGATGCCGGACCCTTTCTAATTTCCGGCACAGGTTCTTTTCATAATCACGGGAGCTGACGAGGCGGCGCTCCAGATACTCGATGTAATCCGCTGCCTTCAGAGACGCCTCGCATCCATCTTTGGCTGCCAGCGCCCGCAGGGCTGCTTTATGGTCGGTCGGGGTCATCTCATTTCCTCCCGAATGTTACATTTTTCTCGGCGCGGATGTCTTGATTGCGCCACGTCCAGCACTCGCCGGTATCCTGAAAAACCACCCAGCACAGGTCAAAATCAATCCCATAATCAATCAAGACGTGCGCCAGCCCCTTGCCCTGCGGCGTCACAACGGGCAGGGGCGGATCAAGTCGCAGCATCATTTTTCCTCTCCCCTTCAAGCGCAACGCGGGCGATCAGCACCGCCTCCTCGTGACCGTCCGCGCAATACACTCCCCCATGCGGCGCGTGGGCGATGCGGCACAGCGCCGCCCGCAGCCGCACGATCTCGTCCAATGCGTCATATTTTTCAGCTACATGATGTTCAGCAAATTGAATATTGTGGGCCGCAAGCGCCCGCAGCCAATCAATCTCGCCAAGCAAATCGCGCAGCTCGTTCTTGTCCACCGGCCATGTCGGCCACGGATCCTTGCCCATCGCATCAAGATCAATCATCTGCCTCCTCCCCCTCAAGCGCGGCGCGGGCGCTTGTGCGCCCACCAATATCAATTCGGCTTCGCGTCGTTCTCCGCCATCGCCGCCTTGGCGGCATCAAAGTTGGTGCGGAGAAGCATCTCGACGTCGTCATAGAGGGCATCAAGGCCATCTATGGCGTGCTCAACATTGCTCGCCCCGCCAAAGAGCAACCCGGCCAGCATGTTGGTTATAAACGACCCCACCTGTTGGACGTTCTCATTGATATCGCCATGCGGGATCTGGTCCAAGATGTGGGCCGCCAGAGCGCGCATATGCTCCCGCTCAAGGAACTCGTTCTTGATCTCGTCGTTCATGCTATTTTCCTTCCGTTGCGAACTGGCCAGCAAAGGCCAAATAGTTAATTCCATCGAGGTAGTTGTCTGCCTTGTCGCGGCTCGTCCTGATCCGCGAAAGCTTCACCGCGTGCAGGAACAGGGCGGCCTCGTGAGGGGTCAAGACAACCCCCGTCATGTGATGAAAGATCCCGCAAATGCGAAGAAAATTCTGCTTGAGATCTCCGTAGTCTTCCCCCCTCTCATCAACGAGACCGGAAGCAACTTCGACAAACTCTTTATGGTGCATTTTTATCTCCTATGCCTCGTGGTGCCCGCGATTGGCGTGCGTGGACGACACGACAGCCTTTACCTTGCCGATGAAGAGTGGGTTGATGGCGATGCGGCCCACGGAATAATGCCCCTCGGTGCCCGACGGCATATTCGCGTCCCGGTAAAATTCCTCGACGACGATGAAGTCGTGATCGGCGAGAGCGTCGGCAAATTGATCGACGGACGTGGCCGGGTGTTCGCAAATAATCTGGTGGATCGGGACGCCGGAGCGGGCGGGCATATTCATTGTGATGAGAAATTTCACTTCAATCTCCGTGGGTGTGGAGGGGCGAGCCGGAGCCCGCCCCAATGGGTTAACCGAAGTCCTCGTCGTCGTCAGGAGCCGGGCGGGGTGCCGGTGCGGCAGCGCGCGTGGAGCCGGTCGAGGGCGGAGCGCCACGGGCAGGAAGCGGAGCCGGGGCGACCACCGGAGCCTTAGCCTTGGCAGCCTCGTCGAGTTCAACGGGGCGCTTGACCCACGCCGTGATCTCAAAGATCGGCTGGTAGTTCGTGCTCTTCTTGTCGCCCGAGCCGCTGGTGAGGGGCACAGTGTCGCGCAGGACCACAACCGGGAGCTTGCCGGGGTTGGCCTTCACGCCCGCAAGATATTCGTCGTGCAGGACGTTGAGGCCAGCCTTCATGACACCCGCCGTGCTGGCGAGTTCGCGGCAGCCGCCACCGCACTCGGAGTGCAGCTTGACGTGCATGCGGAAGCCTTCCTTGTGGTTGGCGCTGGGCTTTTCCACGTTGGGGACGTCCATCGGCGTCATTTGGAAGTCGGGAGCAGATCCCGCAACAAAGGCAATCCACCCCGTCTCGACGTTTTCAAAGTCAAACACGGCCTTGAAGGTGCGCGTGATATCGACCGGCGTCGAGGTGCCGTCCTCACGGTCCACGCGGAAGAAGCGGCCCGCGCGGGCGTCGTACTTGACGATGGGCAGGAAGTCGCCGCCGCCACTTGAAGTGCCGGTATAGCTAAAACCGAGAGCCATTTTCCATTCTCCATTTTGGGGCCGTATGGCCGACCCCTAGCCTTCGCCCACATGGGCAGAACTTTTCAGCGCGAAAGTTGTTCGCGCAGCAGGTATCCCTCATGCGCCCAGATCTGACGGAAGGCGTCGTCATAGGCGTAGTATTCGCCGATCTTGGCGTCGTGGTTTTCGGGGCTCGCCGCCGCCGATTGGCCCACGAACACAAAGCCGTTGCGCATCAGGATGAAGCAAACGGTGACCTTGGCCGCGCCGATGCTCTCGACGTGGAAGCTGTGGCAGTCGATCTTGGCGCGAATGCTCTCCTCGGTGACGCGCGGCGCGCGGCTGTCCTTGAGCATCTCGATCACAGTGTCGGCGGAAATTCTATCAGTCATCACACACCTCAAACTTTAGGGATGCCAGCAAGCCCGCAGTATCCCGTATTGTCTAACAGAGAGGCTTTTGCATATCTCCACATCATGCAATCTGAACCTCGACAATTACCTACGGGCTGCATGTCATCGTCAGGCGTTCCGTCTTCCATCAACTCCACGACCATATTGTACCCCGTCGCTTTGCTCACTGGATTATAAACCCGCGTCATCGGGCACCAATATTCAGCACTGTGTTCATCATTAACAATCATCACATCCCCCACAGTTCAAACGTGGCCTCGCGGGCCATCGGCTCAGAAAAGTAAAAAGTATCCACAT